ATATACTACTACGTAGTTATTGTTCTTTTTGGTGTGGCGACAGATCGCTTGAAACTCAGCTCTCGTGCTCGCGTTCAGTTTAACCGCGCCCGCCCATGTCGCGAATGTTTTGTATCGCGCGATATGTTTTCATCCTCGGCTGCCGTTCGGTCAGGGAGCGAGCGAAGCGAGCGGAACCTTTGCTATCACTAAGTTCACTGCGGATTACGAATCCGCCGACCTCGCGCATGCCGCGAATAGTTGAGTCGCGGGAACAATTAACGCGCCCGCGCCCCTGCGGTAACGGGAGACCCCCCATGGGGGTGCGTCCTGTTCCCGTCGTATCTATATACCTCTTCAGAAATTTATGCCAAAAATTAAGAGATCTGTCCACTATCGAGCATAAATTGGAACAGCCCTTTATCTGTCAAAACATGCTTAAACATATCGTCAAACACCTTCGGTGGAATCGTACAAATATGTGCTCCTGCTTGAAACGCTTTACCAACTGTCGCCGCATCTCTAATACTTGCAGCTAGTATCTTGCAATCTGTTCTGTTATGGCAAAACACCTTAGCTATATCTCTAATTAAACCAATACCATCATGTCCGTTGTCGTCTAAGCGTCCAACAAAAGGAGACACGTAGGTAGCTCCAGCCAATGCACACAGTATTGCCTGACTAACACTAAACACTAAGGTCATATTAACTCTCAAGCCCATATAACTAAGCGTCTTACAAGCCTTTATACCTTCTACAGTACAAGGCAACTTAATAGTTGCTTCATTAACCCATAACTTACCGTACTTAATACCATTAGATATCAAGGCATCCGCATCTTTACCGTCTACCTCTATAGACAAGTCTGTAATACCTATATCTCTAATAAGGTCAGCATAAACATCATCAGGTTCTCTACCACTCTTTTTAATCAGCGTAGGGTTGGTGGTAATCCCTGAGATAACTCCAGTTTTTAGTCTTTCGTCTATCTCTTTTACATTTGCTGTATCTAAGAACAGCTTCATTTAAAAACTCCTAAACGGGTGAGGACGTACAACGTAAGTGTCGTCCAGAATAGTATTTCTAATCCGATATTATTCATCTTCTTTTTCTGGGAAATACCCAATAGTAAACCCACCATCCTCTGTCTCTTCTACTACTGCGTTATAGACTTTATCTGGTTCATCAAACTCAACCATATAATCAGTAATAGCTTTATCAACAGCTTGTTCTGCTTTAAGGTTTATCCATCTCTGCTCTAAACCAACTAACATACCTAGTATTAGGAAGTTAATGGGTGGGAAAGGAGTCTTCAGACTCTTATATAACTTTTTAAAGTGACTTATCTTTAATTTATTTTCCATATCTAGTTAACGTAAGTAGGTAGAGGTGATATTGATAAGGAATATCCAGCTAACAGTATGTATTAGGAGGGAGAGTCCACCCTTCTCTCCCCTAATAACCCGCCATCGGTCTAAACCCAGTTATTGTATGACTTTTTACCGGCGTTACCCCTAGCTTCTCTACGCTGTTCTACATCTAGTCCTAACACTAGGTGATTGGTAGCAGATTGAGGGTCATCAAACCAAGCTTCAAGCATATCGTTCCATTCTTCTCTCTTTCTTAACTTGATCTGTTCCTGTGCTGAGATAGACAGAGCATCTGTATAGTATTTAACGCCTTGTGCTAAGGCATCTAACCTATCATCATGTTTAACTGCATATTTCTCTCTACACATACGACTCATCTGGTAAAAGAGCATATAGAGGAGCCTACTTTCAGGTGCACTGTCTTTGTTTGAGCTGTAATCCCACTCAACAACCCCACGGTCAACAATAAGACGATGCTGGTTAAGAATAGGTTCAAGCGTGTCAATAATACGTTCTTCCTTCCGAACATTTGCTCTAACTTCTTCAATGAGTATTCTTTGTTTTGTTTGTTGTATATGTTTTTTAAAAAGTTCACTTACAATTCCGTCTCCAAAGTTTGATTCCACTACAAGAGTTGTAGCGTTGTATTTTTTACAACCTCTTAAAATATCGAGCAAGGTCGTATCTGAATACCCGTCACGGTAGGCTCGCATCTCATGTAGGTATAGAAAGCCGTTCTTCTGGGAGATATAGCAGGCGGCTGTTTCGTCTGCTCCTCTACCGGAGGGGTCAACTGAGCAGATGGTTTCTTGGTATTTAGTCCATTCCCCTTGTATTTGCATAGGAGAGTAGAAGTAGTCTCCCGGCAATCCCACTGTGGGAAGATCTTTAAGTACATTCCTTGGGTCTGAGCACCATACGATGTTGTCGGGTGCTTCAGTAGGATTAACGCTAGTAATGATAAGGTCAGCCATCTTGAGAGGAAACTTCTCAGCGTCTGAAAGACTTGTGTCAAGCATAAATTGCAACATGAAGTTGCTACGTCCCATGGACGCTTCTCTTTCAACGAGGTCATCTTCTGTAAATCTGTCATCTGTAGGTGTCCAAGGTGTTACGCCTTTATCTATGTCTTCCTGTAGCTGTGGAGCTATTTTGCCTTCGTATTGTGTATTGTTTCTTGGGTATCTGGCTGTCCAAACAAACGGTCTGTAATTCCGCTCTGCCAGCTTACGATAAACAGTAAAAGTAGTCTGAGGAGTCCCGAGATACATAATACGGCTATCGTCTTTCGGCGTAAGGATTGATTCTGCTTCGGTGCAGAGTTGAAGAAGCTTTTCACGCATCAACTCCGTCATGCTGTTTCCCGGTACTTCTATGTCGTCCAGAATCATCAGGTCTGCCCTGCTTCCCGTTAACTGACCAGTAATACCAACACTTTTGACTGATGGTGCCTGATGAGGACTGCATAGTACGTCGAAGGAAATCCTTGACCATCTTGCGTCGTCGCTCTTTGGTTGTAGGTGACTTAGCCATGGTGTTTCGATAATTAGTTTCTGTAAGAAGATACTCATGTTGTCTGCTCTTTCTTTTGAAGCAGATATGATCATGATCTTCTTTTCTGGGTCATTGAAGAGTGTCCACAACACAAACGCTCCAGTAATCCAACTTTTTCCGACTCCTCGGAAGGCTTGGATCTGTAGTCTTTTTGGTCCGTGTTGTAGGTAGTCTGCAATGGCATATTGCGCCCTAGTAGGTGAAGGGAGATCAAGCTGGTCCCATAATGCTTGCAGAAACAGCTTGAAATCGCCCTGTAAGGACGTTAAAACGTCTTTCATGTACGAATGTGGATAAATTTAGTAAGCGTTGTTTAAATCAGCTATACGAGCGTTTAGAGCAGTCTTCCAGTCAATTCGTCTAGCAAGGATATCTAGCTTGTCGTGTTCAGTAAGGAATTTTTGAGCTTCAGTTTTTTCTATTAAACCAGCTCCATGTACGTCTGAAAGATATCTTCTAACCCACATCCCCCAAGAAGTATCTACACCTATTTCTTCAAGATCTGCTTTTGATAAATCTTGTTTGTTTTGTGTTGCAAAATTCTCTGCTTGAGTTTCTGGAAATCCATAATTACTTGCGGTAGCTGGTCCTCCTTTTGCTCTAGAAGAAGCGTGTCCAGCAGAATAAAGCTGTGTTTTATCTGTTACTCCTTCGTAACCTTTTAAATCTCTATTTAAGTGTTTAATAAGATCTAGCCTGTCTTTAACTTGTCTTTTATTAACGTTTTTTAATTCAATAAACATTGCGGGAGTATTCCACCCTTTAGAACCATCTGGATCAAGAAGTTTTAATTCTGCTTTAACTTCTTTATATCCAGTAGTACCCTCTCCTAAAGTGTAAGCTCTATCTTCTGCTTGTTTTTCTTGGGTGCCTTTATAACGTTTGTCATCATTAAAACCAATTTCAGAAGGGTCTTTAGTTTTTCCAAACCCTTGTTTAGCTTTAACATGACTGTGCTTGCCTTTTTTAATGGGCTTACTTAATAAAGTCCCTTTATTTTGCATCCACGGTTGGTCGTGATACCAAAGATTACCTTTATTAGCAACAGTACCCGAATGAAAAATTGTTTGCTGAAAAAGTTTTACTTTTTCGTCAGTATCTAAGTTAATAAAACCATCATCGTCTAACCAGTTTTTTTGTGAGTCTAAGGCATCGTTTATTGCATTATATTGAACAGTATCTCTATAGTTTGGTACGTCACGTATTTTTTTAAGTTGACGCGAAACAACATCAACGATGGCGTTCGCACCGTAAGGTTTTGCCATAAAAAAAGACCCTTTCGGGTCAGTTAGTGTTTACTTTTTCTTTTTTTCTTTCCTTTTTCTTGCCATTTCTTTTGCTCGCTCTCTAGCTTTTAGTTTGTTAGCTAGTCTTTTTCCTTGAGCTGATCTAACACTATATTTTCTGCCTGCCTTTCTAGGATCACTAATAAAACGTTTAGGTTTAACTTTTAAAGTATCTTTACCTTTTTCTTGTTTATCTTTAATTACCTGTGCGTCAGCTCTTGGTTTGTAACTTTTTTTTAGTTTTTCTAAGTTTTCACCTTGTTCTTGTTTATCTTTTATTACCTGTGCGTCAGCTCTTGGTTTGTAGTTTTTAGGCTTTTCTACAGTTTTTGAAGGGTAATCAACTTTTTCAATAGGTTTATCACCTTTCATTTTCTTTACGTATTCGTCAACCTTTTGTGAGATTTTTAAATTCTCTTTTTTTTTGTCCTTACCAAACTTACGTTCTCTAGGGCTGACGTATTTTTTTTTCTCTTTAGGTTTTGGTGCTTTAGCAAAACCATTCCTTATTCTCCAAGCTTTAACTGCTTGTCTAAATTCGCCATAATTCTTGTATTTTTTACCGATATCAGATTGTTTAGGTCTTGGATCTTTACTGACAGGTTTAACTTTTTTCTTTTTGTTAACTCCAGTACCTCTCCTAGCCTTGATACGGTCTTGGTAACTTGATGCCATCTTAATTTATATGTTGATGAATAATTAGTTCTCGTAATGGCTGTATTCCAAATACTTTTCGCATCCATCCGAGCCAATTGCTACTACCTTTACCTTGGTTACATTTCCTGCACGCGGGTACAAGATTCGATGTAATAGTTTCTCCACCTCTGCAACGAGGTTTAACATGATCGAGTGTAAGTTCTTTAAATTCATAAGATTCTCCGCAATAAACACATGTACAATTGAAATGCTCTTTAATCGCACGCCTCCAAAGGCGTTTTGCATCGGGGCTTGTCATGGTTATTAGATTGTGTAAGTAATGTTCTGGTTTAGGTAGTAGAGGGGTCATTTACGTATTTTGAGTCGGCTTTTTCTGTTTTCTGATGGTTTCTGTAGTCTTCCCTTGGTAGTACTCCCCTTATAGTGAGCAGCGTCTTTGTTATCGCCATTTCCGTAGGTACCAAGTTGTCTATTAAGTCGATTTGCATTTACACGTAGGGCTAATCCCTTTTTAGTTTTGTTGTATTTTCTTTGTTGCTTGAGTCGTTTTGCTCTAGCTTCTGGGTTGGATCTATAGTATTTAGCTGTTCCTGCCATAGAGCTTTGCCTGTACTAATTCTGGATCAACAGTTGGCATAACCTTTGCTAGTTTTGACAGAGGGTTTCCGTCGTAAGCAACACCGCTAATATCATTAGCTTTTAACCAATCGCAGGCTGCTTTTAAGTCTTGAGTAGTTGCCTCGCCTGCTTTAATGCGAGCAAGGAACTCTTTAGTAACTAGATTATGCAACTCGTTGAATTGATCTTCGGTTGCTTTCTTTTTCATCGTTTCTTAGCTGTTTTAGCTGCACGTTTAAAATTGGCAGCGGTAGGAGCACCTTTAGCTCCGGGTTTTCTCATCTTTTCGCCAGAACCTTTCTTGATTCTTAGACGTTTGGCGTGGATGTTTGCATAGAGACCTTTAGGCATTTTTATTTACCTTTCTTAGGTGGTCTGCCTTTTTTTGTACCGTAAGTACCTTTTCCTTTTGGCATTATTCGATATCCAAACCTTTTTTAACTATCTGTAGTGCTCTGTCATCAAGCTCGTTATCAGTCTGCTCAACTAATTTTTCAAGCAAATCAATTACAAAAACCTTAAATTTAGGGCTTTTTAAAAAGGTTAAAACGATTGGTTTTAGTAGTAGTAACATTTTCTTTTGGTAATAATGATTGAATAGGAACTATGTCGTGACACATATGTTCGACACGACTTCCCGGTCTTAGGGTGAAACCCTTTTGTTGTAGTTCTGCACACTTCAATGCACGAACAAGCTCGTAGTCGAGCCTTAATTTTTCTTCCTGTCTCTTCGCTATTTCTTTGCAAAGCTTATGACCACTCTTATCAAGTGGAACCATAAAATTAACTTGAAAACCCCAGTTCTCATTTAGCTGGTAGCTAGATGGATGTAGTCCATCCAAATCTTCTTTTTCAGACCATGGTTTTGCATGGTTGCCCATATAGAACGGTGAGAATGTCATCGTGCTACCGTTGCAAGCCACTCCGGGAGCGTACTGTTGGCGAGATGCAGCTCCATTGTTTTGGAATTGCACCGCCTGATTTGTAACGTTTCCGGTCGCGGCTGCTACGGGGTTGGAGGTGTTATTAACTTCAGGTTCGTTTGCTAAAACAGGTGTTATTGAGAGAAGACAGAGAGCGAGGTAACAGTAGTGTTTATAGTCCAATCTGTTGTGGCGTCTATTTGCTCTACTAATCCTGCTGCTCTTGATGTTGTTTCTAGTAGCCAATCCTGTGTTGGATCTGTTACTGAGAAGGTTGTAGCTGCGTCTGCAATGTCTCCAGAAGGCGTTACATTTGAGCCTGACCAGCTGTTTACTTCGGCTCCAAAGACCTGAGTCTGCTTGACTTCTTGGACTACTTGAGTTGTTGTTGTCGTACTGTTCATCGACCCTTGTGTGAACTGAGGGGTCACAGTATTTGCTCTCGCTACTGCGGGTGACAACAGTGCTAAGAGAAGAATCCATTTCTTCATGTTTTTGGTTTAGTTGTGTTTGTTCCGTTTCCGTTTCCGTTCTTCTTACCATTGCCCGTAGACAGTCCAAAAGTGGCTAGTGCGCCCGTAAAAATGCTGGCTACGAAAGTGATATCAGCGGAAGCACCTGATTTTTTTACCATGGGTAACTCAACATAATTAAGAGTGATAATAAATCCGCTCCATATGACAACACCCAAACGCACGGCAGCACCAAGTATTGCCATTTGTTCTTCATGGTCATCTACGTTCTCTTTTAATTTGGTAAGGAGTCCTTTTTTTTCTGTCGGTTTTGTTTCCATTTATCTACTTTCCCTTGTATTGATTTCTGTAGTTTCTTCTTAATAGTGTTAAAGAAAGGTTGTGCAAAAGTTGTTACTGCAACAGCACTTACAGCTGCATAGGTTGCAGCCATAACTACCTCTGTTGTAGGAAGTGGTACTTCTAAATTAAAATAAGGTACTTCAAACTTAGGAGGAGTAGGTGTTTGTTCAGTTGTTTCTTTTGTTTTAGATTTAGTTTCTTTAGGTTTACGTAAATCACTAGGAGGTACTACTAAAGGTTTGTAGGATGGAATATCTGCTGTTGGTATATCTAAAGCTGGAGTTGGATATTGTTGGGCTGGTGGTAAAGCTAATGTTGGAAGGTGGATTGCTTCACCTAATCCCAAGGATTGCCTACTGCTGTTGTAGGTGTTTTCTGCTCAGAAATCTGAGCTTCTAAAGCTGCTTCTATTTGTGCAACTGTAGGACCATTACCCGCAGCAGCTTCTGCTTCTACAGCTGTTTTTACCCAACCAACAACTTGACTGTGCGTCAAATCTTTATATGGAATAAGAGTCTTAGGCTTAGCTAATATTACGTTACCCGTAGCTCTTGATTTATAAGTACCATCTGTAGCATCTACACGATAGATAACTTTGTTTACGTAACCATCAGCAGTTTCACGGACACATGTATTAACTTCCCAAGTTTTCGTAATTGCCATTAGTTTATTTCTGTAAGATTAAATTTATATTTTTTACCGTTAACACGATTAATTAAAAATAAGTCGTTAGCTCCTTCTTGTAAGCTCCACGAACCTTTTGTATTGTCTACTTCATTAGCACTGCCATTAAGGTTAGACATGTTCATATCTTGAGTGGTAACTGAGCCTGTTACTGTAACGCCCGAAGAGGTTGTTTCTATTTTCTTAACATTATCGTGATATAACTCGCAACTTCCTCCACCATGAAACTTAGCCATATCTTCATGACCAGCATCACCACCAGTAATTCTACGGAAATGTAAAGCATTACCATCTCCAACTTGTGAATCAATAAACCTTGCAGCATCTGACCCACCGAGAAGATTGAGTTCTGCTGTCATACTGAGATTTCCAGTAAGAGTAGCGCCTACTGACGTAGTTTCAAATGTTTTAACTCCATCATAATACAGCTCTACAGCCCCGTTATGTTTAAATTGAGCCATTGAGTCTGTACCTGACCCAATAATTAAATCACGATAAAAACCATTGCCAGACAGTATATAAGGATTCTCACCAGAAAACGCTTTAAAGGCTAGTTTAAAATTGTCTTTAACAAATATAGCGTCTTGTGTGATCTTTAATCTTTCAGCACTGTCTGCATGAAAAGCAATAGAATTAGTATCAAATGCTAATTTGGTATCAGTATCACCTTCATGTTGAATTTCACCAGCAACAACAAGATCGGTTGATGTTACTGATGAAATAGTTTGACCTTCAACTGTGTTGTCTAAAGACCTTGTTAGTGGATTAAAGGTTATTGCCATAATTAAGTCCTTGTAACTGTTGATACTCGCCCAGCTGCTGCATAGGTAAGTGTTAATGTTGCAACGGTTGTACCGCCGCTTCCACCTTCTTTATAAGTAATGGTTGTAGGGTCATTAGCCCCTGCGTTGCCGGTTCCTGCATATGTCATTGAAACGTAATCATGGGTTGGAATAGAGAAGCCTTCAATTACTGTTGTAGTACCGGTATAATTTACTCTTGTCATTGTTTTTGTTTAATTTATTATGTTGTTAGTTATAGCTTCAAAATTAGCTGCAGCATAACCGGCTGCATCAGTTGCTGGTGTAGTTATTGGACTAATTACAGTATTAGAATCAATAACATTACCAATAACTACATTTTTTATATCAAGAACGCCACCAATACTTATTCCATTAGTGTATCTAGCCCCATAAGTACAATCAGTTACGTTATTTACAGTGCGACTGCTAGTATTTGGCACAGTAACAGAAAATGTACTATTAGTTAGATAAGTCACTGGATACGTTGTACTATCACTTAAAGCATCATTGGTAAAAGCTAGGTAAACAAATTGTCCTGTAGATAATCCGTGATTAGTTTTAGTTACTGTTATAGTAGTCCCGCTTTGTGTATATTGTGCAGCGACAGGTGCAGTATCACTACCTCTAATAGTATTTCCAGTTATAGAGTTTCTACTAGAACTTCTATCAACACCTGTAGCTTCCGCTATTACAGGATCACCAATAACTCTTATAGCGTCTACTAATCTAGGAATAATAGCAGATCCAGCTGGACCTACACCTGATGTAGCAGCACTAATTATATTTCCTTGTACAGTACAAAAATTACTATTTTCCAACGTAACAGCATAGCTTAAATTAGCAAATCTATTACCAATAACGCTACAAGAACTACAATCTTTAAAGAAAACTCCATTATCTTCTAAGCTTTCATTAGTTAATCCTAATATCTGTGTTCCACCAGTAATGACTACACCGTTACTGTTTTCTATCTGTATAGCAGTTTTTGCAGTAGAATTGCCTACAAAATATCCACCATTAACTGTTACTGAGCCAACACCAGCGATTCGTTTTAGATATATCCCGTTAATTTTGATTTGATCTGCTATTGGTCTAAAAATTTGAATATCCCAGTTAAGATCGAAATCTACCGCAGAACCTACAGTACTAGATCCTCCATCTATAAACCAACCGTAATCGCTGTGCGAACACTCTGCTCTTTGAAAAAATATATCTCTTGGATCTCCACCAATAACTAGATAACTAACACTTTCAACATCATCAGGATCACCTTCACCTCGATTTTCATCTGTTTCTACAATTTCAATACTAGCTAAAGGAGATATTGCACCCTGTGCGTTTGTTGTTGCATCAAAATAATAACCTACACCCCAGAATTTAGTTGCCTCATAATCAGAAGCAGTTCTTGAAGGTATTGTCCTTCCGTCAGCAGTTGTGGTTATTGGATTACCATTTTCATCGGTTTTAAAGATAACTAAATTCTGATTCCAGCATTTGTGAACACTTACACTTACAACGTCTGTAAAATAAAAACCAATAGCAAAGTTTCCAAGTCTTATATTTTCTAATCTTGTATTTTGAACTGCATGAGCCGCTGGACGTGTACTATTGTTACCACTTACGACCACACCAGCTAAATTTTCAGTAAGAACATGATTATAATTAGGAACTTTATCTTGAAATGTTTCTACTTGGTTTACGGTTATACTTCTTTTAAGTTTTATATATAAATTTTCTACAAATACATACTCAACAGTAGCATCAGTTGGAGGTGCAACCACTGCAATAGCTGGCTTGTTTACGTTTGTAGGTAGGACTAGCCAAATTTCTGACAAGCCTTTATCACCAATAAGTCCTTGGTGACTACTGTTTATTGTTAGTGTATCTCTAATTATGTAATAAGGGTTACCTTTAGGTACGTATACAGCCTTACCTGTAGCAATCGCATCTTTAAAAGCATTAGTGTCGTCGTTAATACCGTCACCTACTGCACCAAAGTCTTTAACTGATACAAAATCTTCTAATTTTTTTTGAACTGATCTAGATGTAGACCCAGTGATATTGCCAGTTCGTGAAAACTTTAGGGTGTTTATTGTAGAATCGTTATATGATCCCTGAGAAATCCATTTGGTACCATCAAAATGATATTGCAAACCATTTGAAAGCTCCTCCACATCACCTACGGATGGGGAAGCGGGAAAATTTAATGTTGTCATATTTTTTTTTTAAACGTTTGATCTAGAAACTTCGTAAGCAAGTACCGTTGGAGTTCCCATACCTATTAGTGTTAAAATATCTCCTCCTCCATCTGAAGTAAAATCACCAGCTAATCTTATATCTGCGCTATCAGTTACACCAGAACCACTACTAGAAAAACGTAGCTTTACTGTTCTTCCAGCCCAGAGTCCATTTATAGTTCCAATAGTATTAGTGCCAGTTATATTAAAAATTTCACCATCAGGAGGTAGTGTTATGGTTGAAGCGGAAGCGATAGCACTGACTCCAGATCCAGTATCTTTATTAGGATAGTGGTTATTTCTAAAAACATTTTTACCAACATTATTAGGAGTTGTAGGACTACCATTTCCTATATGAGCAATAGGATTATTACTACTTTCATTACCAGAAATATTATTGCCAGTAATTAAATTGCCGTCACCTGTTGAACTAATTTGTATTCCAATGTCCATCTTACCTAAACCAATAATATGATTATTTTGTATTTGAACAAGTTCTGAAACAGTAACACGCTTAAACACTTGGTTATCATTTCCATCGTTAGTAACTTCTAATGCAGTGCCACCTTCTGTTGCTGAAATTTGAAAAGTATCATCTGTTTTGTTTACTATAAAAAAGTATGTACCATCTTCAGCAGTACCAGCAGAAGTTACAAGATTAGTACCGTTAGAGGTGTATTGTACGACATCATTATTTGAAAGTTTGTGATTAGTTGAAGTAAATACTCCAGGGTTTGCTTCAGTTATATTTGCTTCAGTTATTGTTAGTATAAATTCAGGATTATTAGCATAGTCAGCTAAGTGTATTCCTGCTCTTTTATTAGCTAGTTGCTCTCTACCAGAATCAATTATTGTATTATTAGTAACTAATTGGTTACTTTTTTCAATTAAGATACCTTGTTCTCGAGAATCATTAATTACATTACCTTCAATAATGTTATATGCTCCAGCCGTTCCTACAACAAATATACCTCTTGACATGCCTTGAATTGCGTTATTACCAGCAACACATCTTTCTGTATTGTTAGAAAATCTCACTCCTCCATATCCAGAAGCAGGAACTCCTGTTTGCCTTACGGTATTTCCAGTAACAGTTACATTGTTTTGTTCACTAATATTAATGCCAGAACCCCCCGGATTTTTAATACTGTTACCAATAATTTGAATATCATTACCTTGAGGTTCATTAGGATCGTCAATCTTTGTTAGAGAAATACCATGATTGTCAGGGCTTACAATATTATTATTAACAATTTGTCCATAAGAACACTGTCTAATAATCATAGCGTCACCTTTAGAGTCAACAATGCGACAGTTAGAAACTAAAAAATCTTCAGTTTTCACTAAATTTATTATTTGACCAGAAGATACATTTGCTTTATTTCCATTAAATCCTAGATCTGTAATGCAAATTCTATTACTAGCTGTATCAGCATCATTTATAATAGTTATATTTGCTCCAGCTTTTGTTTGTAAAACTGAATCATATCTATTTGCTCCAACAAGTGTGTTATCGCTACGAATAGTTAATTGCGTACCAATTATATATGTACCTTTTGGAAAGAAAATAATTCCACCATTTTGGACAGAATCAATAGCAGCTTGTATGGCAGCAGCATCATCTGTACTACCAT